CTTAAAAAACAAATTAAGTAATGGCAATAGGAGCATCAGGAGCAATATCTATAGGTAATGGTGGTGCTGGATCTAACACTATAAACACAGAGTTTGGAAGAGCTAGTAATACTGCTAACACTTCTTTACAACAGTTATCAAACGGAACTTATGATGTGATAACTATAACTAACTTAAATGAAAACAAACCAGATACCACAGCTCCACACGCTATGAGTGAGTTTTACAAGTATCATCATAATATTTTACCTAGCACTAATAATGCTTTTCAAAGTTTTGGAACTAACGGTGGAACTGGAACAACAATAAGTGTTACACACGCTACTTATTCAACGTGGTATGTTTCTAGCAAGCCATCTTGGGTAAGTATAACGTCTGGTAATTTTGGATCTAGTAATAAAGATACAGGTAATGGCAGTGTTACTTTTACAGTAGGATCTAATAGTGGTAGTTCTAGAAGCGGTAGCTTAGTTATAACTTTTGATATAGGTACATTTGGTGGTGGTGTTGGAGACGCTAACTCAACAACTACAATGACTACATCTATTTCACAGTCCGGTAGTGGTAGTGGTGGTGGTAGTGGACCTCCTCCTCCAGGTGGTGGTGGTAAACCATAGGTAAAAACCGTGAAAATAGCGTAATAATATAAACATAGAAATAACTTAAAAATAAAACAATGGCATTACAAGGAAAACTAACATGGAAAGGTATAGATCTTGAAGAGTCTTATATAGCTATGCAATCAGCTAATTGCTCAGTAAATTACCAATCAGTGCAAGTGGAAAAAACCGCGGCAACGTATAATGAAGATGGTACTTTAAAATCTGAAGCAGTTTATGAACAACAAATAAATAAAGTCCTTAACGGAAACTTTGCAGCTGCTGTATATAAAGATAAAGCTACTAAAGATGCTAATCCTAACAACTCAATAGATGTAGTATATGGTGTTTATACACCTAAACATACAGCATCTGCTAAAAATGATGTTGCTCAAGCTTATGAAGCTTTAAAAGCAATAGACGCGTATAAAGATCTTGCTGACGCTTAATAGCAGGACAAATTAAATTTAATAAAATGGAAAAAGACGTAAAAGTAGAGGACATCGCTAAAGATGTAAAAAAGATTACTGATGAAGAATTAAAATCAGTTCAAGAAAAGGTAAACGCAATAAATCAAGTTCAAATGCAAGTTGGTGGCCTAGAAGTTCAAAAAAACATAGGTATTGAAACACTAAAAGGCTTTCAACAAGAATTAAAAGTAATTCAAAAAACACTTGAAGAAAAATACGGTAAAGTATCTGTTAATTTACAAGATGGTACTCTTACTGAAATACCTGAGGAAAATGAAACTGATAAGAAAGATTAGTATCGGTAAGGATTACAAAAATGAAGCAATGCACTACTCCGTAGGCCAAGAGGTTTACGGAGGGCATGTGATTGATTCTATAATTGAAGAAGACGATAAGTTTAGTATATATATTAAGAAAAACAACGAGCTTATGCCATGGAAAGACTTTAATAAAAACATGGCTGTATCTGTTGAATATAACTTAGAATATTAGTGAGAAGCGTTGAAAACTTTATAATAAAGCCTTTAAACGATAACAGATATTCTAACGTTAAAAAAGTAGGTGATAAAGATCTTATATTAAATACGGACATATTTAGTCATCAACACGTTAACAGACACGCTGAGGTGATTGCTGTTCCTAGTGTTGGTAAAACAAATATACAAGTTGGTGATATAGTTATAGTTCACCATAATGTATTTAGAAGATGGAATGATGTAAGAGGAAAAGAAAAAGACAGTAAGTCTTATTATAAAGACGATATGTACTTTGTGTTTGCTGATCAAATATTTTTATATAAACATAAAAATAAATGGATAGCTAACGACGGTTTTTGTTTTGTTCAACCTATAAAATCAATGTCAAACGATATTTTTAACGAAGACAAAGAACAACCATTAGTAGGTATATTAAAGTATCCAGATAAAACGTTAAGTGAATCTGGTTTAAAACAAGATGATCTTGTTGGTTTTAGACCTACTAGTGAATACGAGTTTGTTATAGACGATAAAAGATTATATAGAGTATTATCACATTTTATTACAATTAAATATGAATATCAAGGACAAGAAGAAGAATATAATCCAAGCTGGGTATAGAGCTGTTGATGAGTTAATAAAGGTTGCTAAAGAAAAAATTGTAGAAACAGAAGATGATGTTTCTGCTGATAGATTAAAAAATGCAGCTGCTACAAAAAAGTTAGCTATATTTGACGCTTTTGAAATATTAAATAGAATACAAGAAGAGCAAGATATGCTTGATGGTAAACCTAAAGAAGAGGTTAAACAACAAGCTTTTAGTGGTTTTGCTGAAAGAAGATCTAAGTAATGTACGAGCAAACATTATATGAAGTTATAAATCCTATAAGGGATAATACTATAAAAAGGCTAAACAAGAAAAAAGCCTGGAAATATGGATATAACAAAGAACACGATGTTGTTGTAATATCTAAAACAGGCATGATTGGTGATGTGTATAGCATACAAAATTTAAAAATAGCATTACCAAAAACACCACAAAAACCACATAAGTTTGATAATGACAGTTGGCAAGTAACTGAGTACCCTAAAGAACTACAAAGGATAAACACAATATTTGACTGGAAAAATTATCCAGCTGATTTTAAAAGTAAATACATAGACTATATAGAAAATGAATTTACTAAAAGAGATGAGGGGTTTTGGTTTTTAAATAATAAAGTACCAACATATATAACAGGTACGCACTATATGTATTTACAATGGAGTAAAATAGATGTAGGTAAACCTGATTTTAGAGAAGCAAATAGATTATTTTATTTGTTTTGGGAAGCTTGTAAAGCAGATCAAAGATGTTATGGTATGTGTTATTTAAAAAATAGACGATCTGGTTTTTCGTTTATGGCTTCAGGTGAGGTAGTTAACCAAGCAACAATATCAAGTGACTCACGTTTTGGTATATTATCTAAAACAGGTCCTGATGCTAAAAAGATGTTTACAGACAAGGTAGTGCCAATATCAGTAAACTATCCTTTCTTTTTTAAACCGATTCAAGATGGTATGGATCGACCTAAAACAGAATTAGCATATAGAGTACCAGCTAGTAAATTAACTAGAAGAAATATAACAATAGATAATAAAGAAGAGCTTGAAGGATTAGATACAACTATTGACTGGAAAAATACAGGTGATAATAGTTATGATGGTGAAAAACTAAAGTTATTAGTACATGATGAAAGTGGTAAGTGGGAAAGACCTAATAACATATTAAATAACTGGAGAGTTACAAAAACAACACTACGATTAGGTAGTAGAATTATTGGTAAGTGTATGATGGGATCAACATCAAATGCTTTAGATAAAGGTGGTGACAACTTCAAAAAACTTTATAAAAATTCAGATGTCACACAAAGAAACCGCAATGGACAGACTAGCTCGGGATTATATAGTTTGTTCATACCTATGGAGTGGAACTACGAGGGATTCATTGATTCTTATGGATTACCTGTATTCGACACGCCGGAGCAAGAGGTTAAAGGACCACACGGTGATTACATAGATGTAGGTGTTTTAAGCCACTGGCAAAATGAAGCAGATGGTTTAAAAAACGATGGAGATGCTTTAAATGAATTTTATCGTCAGTTTCCAAGAACTGAGGAACATGCATTTAGAGATGAAACAAAAAATAGTATATTTAATCTAGCTAAAATATATGAGCAAATAGATTATAATGAAGAGTTTGCTCAAGATTATTTATCTACTGGTAATTTTCAGTGGCTTAATGGTATAAAAGATACTAAGGTTATATTTTATCCAACTCCACAAGGTAGATTTAAAATAACATGGGTGCCACAATCGCACTTGCAAAACAAACAAGTTATTAAAAATGGTTTAAAATATCCTGGTAACGAGCACATGGGTGCTTTTGGTTGTGATAGTTACGACATATCAGGAACAGTTGATGGTAAAGGATCTAAAGGTTCTTTACATGGTTTAACTAAGTTTAGCATGGAAGATTGTCCACCTAATCAATTTTTTTTAGAATATATAGCTAGACCACAAACATCTGAAATGTTTTTTGAAGATGTTTTAATGGCATT